ATTAACTCTTTTATTTTGATAAGTGCCTCAGTTTGTATTGTTGATGGCTCTGTAAAGTCTTTAAATCCATATTCTTTCATAATAATCTGCATTTTAGTGACATCTAAATTAGATACATTAGCTTTTATGTGTTCAATTAGTTCGTTATTTTTATCAACATTATTCGTTTGTTTCTTTTCTACGTAACTATCAACCTTTTCAATTCTTTCTTGCTTTTGTTGTTCTGCTAAAACATCTATATCTACTGTGTTGCCACTCTTTCTTAAATTCTTTTCAATACTTTCTCTAAATTGTTGCTGAAATTTCTCCATAGCTTCTTCTTCTGTGTCAAATATAATGTCATCTTCAAGGTAGACTCTATTTCCAGCTTCTAACTCGTCAGTTCCCTTTGTAGTTAATCTTCTTTTAAGAACTTTATTTCCATTTCCATCATCAACTTGAACTCTTTCACCGTAAAGTATGTAGTCACACTCTGGGAATATAATAGCTTCTAGTCTATCTGGCATAGATGTTTTATAAACATCATACTCTTCAGCATTCTTAGGTCTTATGGTTTTGACTTGACTATGCGTTATATAAGTTATTTCAAACCCCAATGCATAAATTCTATTGATTTGATCTCTAAAGTATTGGTCGTGAAGTGCCCAACCTTGTCCAAATGGTACATCTCTCTTATCGTTGTATTTCTTTTGGTCTTTTCTACCTTCAACTCTACACATGTAAGGTTCTGCCATTGGATATGCTTCATTTACCGTATCTATTATTATGGTTTGTATGCTGTCTCCTATTTCTTTTCTATTTTCTTCAAGCAAGTCTACAAAGTCTACAAAGTCTTGCCATTCGTTAATATCTCTAACATAGACTGTGCCTTATACCCTTTTTCAAAAGCTAGCATGATAGCATTAGGGTACATACTTGCCATTGTTGTTTTTCCCCACTTAGGTGGAGCTGATAGCACCCCACTATATTCTGTAAAATTCACCTTTGGAACATTCTTCACTACACCAAGTTTACTTAAATCGAAACCCATATATACATCTCTCCTTTTAGTTTTATATAAGTGATAGGCGGACTATACTATTAACCAAATAAGCTGTCCATAGTATCCATAATAACTTCCTCTTCTACCTTTTCAGATTTCACATCCTTAGTAGGAGAATCTTCTTTTTTTACTATAACATCCTCATATTTAACATCAGCAGTTGACTTGACTAATAATTCCATAAAATCATCTTCAGTTAAACCTGTATCAACAGCACCTTCATTAAAGTCACCTTTTAATAATGGTTTTACTAATCTCATTTCCTCAATATTAGTACCAAACATTCCACCTTTAGGAGCGTACTCTTCAACCTTAGCTAGCCCTGTATCAATTAATAACTTTTGTTCAGCCGTTAGGTCATCGTTTGTTATTTCAACCTTCTCAGCTCCTCTGTATGCGTTCACTATCCATTGTAAATGGTGGTAGTTTCTACCCGATATCTTGAACTGTGACTTTAATACAT